TTGCGCCCTCGAGGAAAACAGCCTAGAGGGGTCGTCGATACATCGGTGCTCGTCGCCGGTATCGGAGGATTTAAGTCCCAGCGCACCGTGGCGAATCCGAGTGCAGCCCTTGTTCGGGACTGGGTTGAAGGTGGGACCTTCACTTGGCTCCTCACGGAAGAGATTGTTTCGGAATACAAGGGGGTTCTCACCAGACTCGGTGTTCGGCGGAACGTGGTGGGCGAAATTATCAATCTCCTCAGGGAGGAGGCAGAGTTCGTGGAGGTCCGCTCCGGAAGCGACGTATCGCCCGATCCAGCCGACAACGCATTCTGCGCGTGCGCTGAGGAAGGACGGGCCGCCTTCATTGTCACCTTGAACCGAAAAGACTTCCCTGAAAAGAAACTGGTGGCCAAGGTGATCTCTCCGGGTGACCCGATTCCGACGACTCGGCGCCGCCGCTCTTCACGCGTCTGAGTCTGAGTGCGATGGCGCGTTGTGGCGCGTTGCCACTGGCTTTGCAGAATTGGCCGCTCGTGCTAAGGCTGATCCGCGACGCACAGAGGTGGGACATCAATGGGTCGGCCCCTGCCGGGGGATTCTTGCTTCTTGCGGATTGAGCATGAGCTCGGAGAGGAGGATTTGGCGCTGTGAACCGGTCTCAGGGCACAAGGCTGGAGCGCTTTGAACTTCGAGATCAGGGGATTTCCGTTACCTCGTTTACCTCGAGAATGGGGATTCTGAAAAGTGAAGCGTGAAAACAAAAGACTTATGTGACCAGAAAACAGCGCCATTGACGCCTAAGTCCTTTATTTACAAATGATGTTCAATTTCCCAAGCTGGACGTCGCGGGTTCGAGCCCCGTCTCCCGCTCCATGTTTTCTAGCACTTACAGCCAATTTGGGATAGCCCACCAATTCCCCGTTACTCCGTTTACTCCATTAAGCCGACTTCGCCAATTCTGACGGCTCGGGTTGCGGTTTTCGAAGCACAGCGGCTTCGAGTTTTTTGAGCGCGGCTCGCTTTTGTTCCAGGTCGGAACTCGTGTAGACTTCCAGGCTGACGCCGAGTCCGTGGCCCCTCTGGTCGGACGCCACTTTCGGATCGACACCCGCCTTCTTGGATAGGCTGGCGTTGGTCTTGCGCAAGACCTGAAACGTGGCCCACTCCATCTCGATCTCCTCCAGGCGGGGCCGCATGGACCGCCGCCAAAGGTTGTCGAGTGAAATGGGAGTGCTGACCTTCTCGGACGGAAACAAGAAGCCATCCGGCGACGGGTCTTGCGCCAGTTCGGCCCACTCCTGCAATAGATCGAGTGTGCCGTCGGACATTGCGCCCTCGCGGGTCTTGCCATTCTTCGGTGTATTGAACACCCGCTTGTAGACGCGCTCCTGCACGCGGATGATCTCGCCGGCCACCGATTTCCATCGGAGCGCCAGGATCTCGCCGGGACGCATACCCTCGAAGATCGCGAGCCTCGCGATCAGCTTCTCGCGGAGGTCGAAGACCTCCAGGTACGTGTTTACCTCCTCTTCTGTTAACGGACGCAGATCGCGCCCGGCTTGGCACTTCTTCGGAATCCTCAACTCGGCTGCCGGATTGTTGCTCACGAGGCCGTCCGACACGGCCAGCTTGAAGATCCCACTCAGGAACCACCGCAGATGGGCCACCGGACTGGACGACAACTTCAGCGCTTTCCGGTCGAGAAAATCCTGCAACTGCTCGCGCCGGATTGCATGAAGCAGATCGTTCCCAAACTGCGGGATCAGGTGCGTCTTTACGATTTGTTCCGATGTGCCCGCGGTAGATTCCTTCCAACTCCGACGGCAGAACGGCAGGTACACGCCATTCACGAACTCTTTGAACGTGTACACCGGCTTCGCCATCTGGGTGACGCCGCTGTTGATGTCGCGCAGCATCGCGGAAAGAGCTGACTCCGCTTCCGCCTTGGACATCTTCGAGCAACGCCCCAGCACCTTGGATCGCCGGCTGCCATCCTCCCACCAGGAGGCAACCCACACACGGTGCTTGCCGTGCTTGCGTTCTTGCAGGCTGCCTTTCTGGAAACGCTTTCGACGCATTTTGTTTCCTCTTTCCTGCGTCGAAGGCGTTGACTCTTGGCATGACCCGGATATTACCATCATCGGATGGCCTCCAGGTCGGCCGATTCCATCCACTCATCGACCCACTCGCGCTTGATGAGGATGCGGCGACCGACACGAAAGGTGCGCGGCGGATTGATGCCGGGCACCTTGCCGTTGATGACGTTCGACAGGTGCGCCTTCGAGATCTGTAAATAGGCAGCGGCTTGTTTCAGCGTCATTACCGGAGTTTGGTTTTTCGTGTCGATCATATTGCCTCCGAGTGGCTCTGGCCCAAAATGCCACTCCAAAACTTTTGAAGTGGCCACCCAGTTATGCAAATTCCGCTTGATTCGGGGCGCCGCCCGATCAATGAATCGAGGTGCCATGAACCTCGAACGCGGCAGTATCCTGTTCAACCGGACCATCGACCAGTGCCGGAGCATCGGTCGCCGTGGTGGTCGCGCCCGTGCCCGGAATCTGCGCGCACGTAAGACGTCACGTGCGGCGGCGGTCCCGGCTGGCAGCCAATCGGAAGACGAGACGGCGGCCCGCCAAGCCATCGAACGTATTGATGCTCAGTGCCCCAGGCTCAAGGGCTGCGAGCTTCGTGCCATAGGCCGGTCCGCGCAGCGCAGGGCCACCACAGACTCAACGGCACGGGCGCGGCGGCCTCCACAACAAAAGGCCATCTATGGAATTTCCTTAGATGGCCACTCCCCCCGAGATTGATTGCAGTTCTATGCCGGTCCGGTCTGCGCGCTCGGCATCAAGCGGCAGTTCACAGTGGAGGAACCGTTGCCGGCGGCCTCGGTTGCGACGCCCACCATGGGCTTGCTGCCGGTTCCCGCCGTCTTCGTGAGCGTCGACTGACCGGAATCCCAATAGAGCTTGTCGCCCTGGGCGATCACGTCGGTGGCAGACTTGGGCAGTTCGAAGACGCCCTCCACCGTGACCTCCACCTCGCCACCAGAGGCAGCATCAAAGGCAGCGACGCCGATGATGGAGCCGACCACAACCAACTGCCCGCTGGTGACAGCGGCGGGCGCGGTGAGCGTGAGGGTCTTCCCTTCTTGAACGTAATTCTTCATGTGTTTCAGACTCCCTTCGGTAAAATCACGATCTGGCGCGGCGAAGTGTTGCCGCCTCCCGCCATCTCGATTTCCTTGTTGATGGTGGTGAGGGCCGCTTGCATCTCCACGACGCTGCGGTATGTGACCGCGCGACCCTCGAATTCCACGCGCAGTGTTCCGCTCCCAATCGCGGTGATGAGAGCGTCTCGCATGCTCTGCAATTCAGTGAGCGTGAGCGCCACGGTTATGCTCCGGGGTTGCAGTAGACGCCGCGATAGTCCAGCGCGCCGGCGCCGAAATCGAGCCGGGCACGGATCTGTACACCATCAACTTCGAATCCGGCGCGCGTCTCGACTTGCACGCCCTCGGTGCCAGCCAAGTATGCATACTCGATGCTGGGGAACAACACCGGATCGGCGGCGACGTACCAGCGGGTGGCCGACTTGGCATCCAGCCGCGGATCGACAATCAGGGTCAGCTTGCCGGCGAACAAATTCACGTTCGCGGCCTGTGCCGGGTAGATGCTCGCGAGGTACTTCTCGGCGGTGCTTTCGAGCGCAGCAGGAACCACCAGAAACTTGGCCGCGATGTCGAGCGCCGTCTTGCCGTCGAGGCCCTTCTGCGACCGCAGCGCCAGGCGCGCGGCGGCCAGCGTGGTGTCGGAGATCGCGCCGCCGGTGCCGGCGAGATTGGCGTGGGCGGCATCGAACAACTTCTTGTTATCGGACATGACAGGGCCGATGCCGTTGTTAATGGTGATGAGGTCCACCAAAAACTGTGCTTCGAACTGCGCGGCCGAGGACGCAAACAAGCGACCGATATCAGAGAACGCCGAGAGGTTGTCATTCACGATGCTCTGCCTGCTGACGGAAAAGATGCGACCGTACGTGTCGAGCCGGTAGGACTCGCGGCCCTCGGCGATGGTGCCCGACTTGAATTCGCCATTCTCATTCACCTTCATGAGCGTGGGCGCTTGCCCCAACTGAATCGAATAGCGATTGCGGAAATCCGGGATGGTGGTCTGGCGGCAAATCTGCTTGATCGCGGCGGGGGCGGCCGCCATGTGCTCTCGCAAGACTTTGTTCGCCACGTCGCCTAACAGCAGCGGGAAATCAGAAGTGCTGTGGAGAGCGCGGTCCACGATTGCGCCGTCGGACAACCCAATGATCTCGATGCCACGCAGGCGCAGCACTTCTTCGGCGAGCCGCACCATGCTGCGACCGACGAACGGCCGCGCCGCGTCGCCCGGCTTGTGCGCGGGATTCATCCTCATGTAAATCGCGTCCGCCATCGCGGTGCGCAAGAACACGGGATCTTCGTAGCCGGCGGCGAGCGAGATTGGTTGTGCCGTACGGATCGGAGGACCGGATCGGCGCTTCAAAGCTTCGAACGCCTCAGCGCGTGCCTGGTCCAGCGTGAGGTTGCGGGCGACGAGGTCGTCAGCCTGGAGGCCGGCGATCTGGGCAATCACCCGGATTTCATTTTCGTTGGTTTGTTCCATCATTTCTCCTCTCACTTTTGCCGCTGAGTCCGCAGGGATAGCGACAAAGGAAATCTCCTTGGGCGTCCAGCGAGTCGCGGTGATCGTGCGAACGCCGCTGGCGGGATCCTTCTCAGAGCGGCGCTGGTTGATCACGTAGCCGACGGACACGCTGCGCAGGATGCCCTGGCGCACGTCACTCATGAAGGCTGCCGCGCGTTCGCTGAAACGGATCGTGGCAGTACCGCGCTCCCCATCCACCTGGGCCGACTCCACCACGCCCAGCACAGCGTTCACGTCAGAGCGATTGTGGGAATTGAGGACTGGGCCGCCGATCAATTCCGACAGGTCCACGGCCGCCTGCGTCATGTCGAGCCGTTCCTCAAACGCGCCGTCGAGATCCGTCCTGCGGACGGGAGCGTTCGAGGCGAACACGACCGACACGCTACGGTTCTCCGCGTCGAAGCTGGACGGCTCCAATGCAGCACTACGGATATTCAATTCGTTCATTAGCCTCCTTAGAATGCGAAGCCCCGCTGGTGAGGGCGGGGCAGATTTCTGAATGGGGAATTCCCACTCTGGAATTTCGATAGTCGATCCACTTGGGAACTTCCCAAGTGGAGCTAACCGGCCATCTGAGGAATTTCCTCAGATGGAACCGGATTGCCCTGTTGCGTGACGCGGCGAGGGTCGAAGTCCAACACGATCCCGGCGGTATCAGCCGCCGCATTGCCGGCTGCGATCTGTGCGTCCACTTCGGCCAAGTCGTACCCGAGCGACGCCACGGCCATCTCCCGCTACATCAACCCGGCGCGGATTGCCCGGACCATAGCATCAACCTCGCGCTGTGGGTCGGTCATCTGCATCGCAGGTGGCGCCCACGATACGCCGCGCATGTACTGCTGCACGCCGTTCTCGGGCAACGGCAACGCACCCCGCAGCACTTCCAACTCGATCCATCTGCGGAAGACCGGCCGACACAGCGTGTGGATGAACTGCCATTGGACCGAGTCGACGTACTTGCGGAACTCGATCAGCCCGACCCGCGCCGAACTATAGCTGGTGTCGGAGAGATCGCCGCTGACGACGTGATACGGCAACCCCAATCCACTGGCGATCAGCCGCAACTGCGTTTTCGCAAACTCCGAATACCCGCCCGTCTCCGGAGGATCGGAGAACTCCAACGACTCGCCTGGCGATAGCCGCTGGATGGTGCCGGGCTCCAGGCTGGCGGTCCAGGTTCCGTCATCCGCCTGCGCCGCGCCCAACGGATTCTCGTTCGGCGAAGTGATGAGCCCTGTCAACAAAGCACCGGTCTTTTGTTTAACCAACGTTGCGCGGTCGAACTGGTCGAGATCATTCAGCTTCGACATGATCGGCAGTAACGCCGAAACGCCGTGAACTTGTCCGGGCACAAGAGGCCGGAAGATCTGTACAACTTCCGCCGCAGGAACGCGATTGCTCCTGGGGAGTCGCAGGGCATTACCAGGATGCCATTCGTAAATGTAGAACCCCGTGCGCCGGCCCGCGGCATCAAACTCGATTCCGGCGATCACGTTTTCCCTCGTGATGGCTGTATCGATGAACTCGGCGGGCAGCAATTGCAGCCGCAGCGACCCGTCATCCGCGGTCGCGAATTTCATGAACACTTCACCGTCAACGAACATCATGCGTGCGGCGAGAGCCTGGAGTCCGTAGAAGTTCATGAGCCCATCGAGGTCGGCGGTGTTGGTCCATTCGTTCCACGCATCGAGCAACAGCGCCTTCAATTCACGATCCGTGATCTTCGGCAGCAAGGTGATCCCGGGCCCGACGACGTTGTCCACGAAGGCCTGCACTGCGCGCGCGGCGACAGCGCTGTTGGCGGCCAGATACTGGGCGCGGTTTCGGATGATCGGACTCGGCGCAGTCCGGCTGTAATCGGGCAGCGGGTCGTTCCAAAGCCCGATAGTGCGGCGGTCGCGCGCCAAGTCGTTGGCCGAGCGGACCATCTCTTTCCGCTCGGCCGAGCGGTTTTTGAAGAGCCAGTTCAACATGAGGAATTACTTCTTGACGAAAATGGTGGTGACCACGCCGCCGTGCCCGGTCTTAGCTCTGACCGGTTGCTGAACCCAGGTTTTCGAGCCGCGCTCCCGGTGGTTGTTCTGGACGGGCGGCTTCTTCGGATACTCTGTCATGAGTTGCCGGATGTCCCAGTTCGTGGCGAACGGCTGCGAGCTATCCAGGTCGGTGGGCCTCAGGAATTCAATCACTCCATTCTTCCCGAAACCGATGTACGACTTCTCCATGATGAAGTCGGCAGCGAAGCGGGCGCTGATCCCGCGGCGCTCCCGGCCGTCATCGCCGACAATACGGACAGACTCCACCTGTTGCCGCAACATGGATTGCAGCTTTTGACCTTCAGCTTTCACTTGAGCAGAGATCTCCCCTGGGCGTCCTTCGACGCTTTCTAGATTGCCCCTCGGGTTAACGGGATGACTGGAGTGCTTACGCCAACCGCTCAACTTGACGGGGCACCCCGTCCATGTAGTCGGCGATGCGGTGATCGACGCGGACAAGCACGGCGGTGATGTTCAAGATGTGAAACACCGAAATGCCAGACTGCACGTCCGGATGTTTTTCGGGAAGATAGGGCTGCCCCTTTTTCGCGAGCTCGCGTGCCTCGGCCGGAGTGGAGCGGCCCAGGGTCCGAACGTCGCGCTGGAAGTTGACCGCGCGGTCGGGCACCTGTTCCCAACCGTCGGCCATCGCGATCAGCGGTTCCGGGTAATCCTCGGGATACGAGAAAAGCATCAACTGCGGACGGCTCAGATCGCGCTTGCCCAGTGCGCCAGGACGAATCCAGATGTCGGGATCAGCTTCGATGCAGGCGAGGTTATGGGCCTCGTCGGACCGCTTGACCTTCGGATGTTCCTTCAAGTAAAGCGCGAGAGCGATCCGGATCTCTTGGTCGAAAAGTACATGTACGACCTTGGAGGCGGCAGTCTGGGTCAGGCCATTGCGCTCGAGCTCATCAATGAGAGCGATCTCGTAGACGCCGGCTACGGTGAAACGGCGCTCCTCCCCAGCCAAGGGGCGCTGACCTACATGGTTCAACAAGTTACGCGCAATCCGCGTGCGAAGCGCGGGCACGGTCGTCTCGGAGAGGCGGGCGGCAGCCGTGAGGTTGAAGCTCGTCGACCAGCCATCGGAATCTTTCAGGATCATTGTTAAGCTCCTACGCCTAGTCTAAACCAAGTTGTTTTGTCGTGTCAATCGTGTTTTCTTTTGCGGTTGCCCGGACCACAGGACGGCGCTCCTTGATGGTCATGTCGCGCGGAGCGGCGCGAAAGAGAATTGTTACTCATAGGCGCAGCGATAAGGTGGGAACCAACCTTCATAACGGTCTGAATATGCTCCAATCCGCCGACAGAGAGACGGTCGTCCGCCGTCTTGTTCAGGCAGTTGGGTTTGAAGAAGCTCGCAAACTCACCGTCGTCATTTGGGACGACCAAAAAGGCTACGGTTGGCCACCGAAGGCAAAGTAATATGACCCATCGAACGACTGGCACTACAGCGTTCCTATCCTGTATCTGCCGATTCTTAGAAAGCGGAGTGCAGATGATTCTAAGGAATGGAGGCACTGCCGGGCTTCTCGTGTTCTCTTATCTCGTTCTCTCAGTTTGTTCCTGCGGAGGAGCCGCAAGATGTTACGACGGACCCGACAGCTTTGGAAAGCTTCGTGTACGTGTTTCAGACCAAAACGTCGAATTCGATGTTGCCGCTGGCGAGAGCGGTTCCCACTTCAAAAGGGTGGGTAAGGACGAGATAACCGTTCAATGGGGGCCGGGACGGCTCTCAGTGCGCGTGAATGGCGTGGAAATACCGGCGTGCGCCAAACCGCGATGAGAGCAGCCCTGGACCTTCCACGAGAGTCTCCAGCAATGAGTAGGAGGATGGTGGAACATGTCAGAACCTGATGGACCGCTGAATAGAGAGGTCCTACCGTCGTCGGACTCAGCCGATAACACCAATTACCTCCTCGGTTGGCTCTGCTGGATTCCGCCAATCGCCGTAATCACAGCCATTGTGTTCCTGGTGCGCAGGAGCAAGAGAAGGGCCTTTCAGGCGATCCTGGTCCCAGTCGTCTACGTTCCGGCGATTGTGATTGGGCTGTGTAGCAGAATCTGTGGGCAGGAAGTTCGCGGCGGTGAATTTCCGGACTGGCGATAGCCGTTCGACTGGGATGAATGGGAGCGCTTCGAAATGGCCGCTTATGGGTACTTTGAGGCGAGGAGACCTCGGTTCTGATCTCGTCCCACACGCCGGCGGCCTTCGGCCGCGGCGCCTCAGGGTAGTTGTCAGCGATCCGGAAGAATGACTGCCGCTTGTCGGAAAACGGATTGACGCCAGACAGAATGGCCGATCTCCCGCGCGTGCGATTAATCTGCAGTTGTCATACAGAGATTCATCCAGCGAGGAGATCCGCCATTCAACTGCAGGTTAAGACCATTTTGAATCGTGTGCAACGCTTCATCGGTTTCGTTTACCGCGAGGTGCGCATGCATTGCCGACAGCATCCCGAGTCCATGGAGATCGAGATCCGCATCGAGCCGCATGGCGGAATACGCGGGCGCTGTTCGCGTTGCCAGCGCCCGGCGCCGGGCTATGACCGCTTGGAAGAACGGCGCTGGCTTTTTGTGCCGCTGTGGGGCATCCCGACGTATTTTCGCTACGCCCCGCGGCGCGTGGCATGCAGCCAGCATGGGGTAGTGGTCGAGCATATTCCCTGGAGCGACGGCAAACGTCCGGTGGCGTGCGCCATGATGGCCTTCCTGGCGCGCTGGGCGCGGCGGTTGAGTTGGCGGGAAACGGCGCGCGTGTTCCTCACCAGTTGGGAAGCGGTCTATCGGTCGGTGGAGTGGTTTGTCGAGTGGGGCTTGCAGCACCGTCAATTGCGCGGGGTTGAATCCATCGGGGTGGACGAGATTCATTGGGGTCATGGGTTGCGGGCGGACAACTTCCTGACGGTGATCTATCAGATCGACGCCGGGTGCCGGCGCTTGCTGTGGGTGGGTAAGCGGCGCTCGCAAGCCACGCTGCGTCGCGGCCTGAAAGCTCTCGGGCCGGAAGTGGTGAAGGGGTTGCGATTTGTCTGTAGCGATATGTGGAAGCCCTACCTGCAGGTGATCGCGGCCCAGGCCGGTCAGGCTTTACACGTGCTGGACCGTTTCCATATCACCAGCCATCTGAACCAAGCCGTGGATCAGGTGCGGCGCGCCGAGAGCACACGCCTGCGGATTCGAAGCAAGGATGCGGCCCAGCGGCTGAAGCACATGCGCTGGCCCTTACTGCGCCGCGCCAGCCGGGTGCGCGGACGCGCGCGAGAGAAACTCAATGCTCTGCTCGCCAGCAGGCTGGCTACGGCGCGGGCCTGGGACTTGAAAGAGACCTTCTCCTATTTCTGGCACTACAATCGCCCATCTGGGCGGGCGCGTTTCTGGACTATTGGACCTTCCGAGCCATGCGCAGCCGCCTCGAACCGATGAAAAAAGTGGCCCGCATGTTGCGCGCCCATGAGCCCCTGATCTTGAATTGGTTCCGCGCCAAAGGAGAGGCCTCCAGCGGCGCCGTCGAGGGCCTCAACAACAAAATCCGAGTGGTGACCAGACGATCCTATGGCTTTCGCACGTATGCGGCCATGGAAATCGCCCTGTATCACAACTTGGGACGCCTGCCGGAGCCGGAATCAACCCACAGATTCTGCTGAGGAGGCACAGAAAGATGTGTTGAAGATCCGCTACGCTGACAATTCAGGGAAGCCGCGGCCGACGACTTTTTTCCCCGGGGCTCGAACGGTTCAGTCCAACACCGGCGATATGGATTATGGGCTGCTTACATTTCGGCGTAGACCGTAGATTAACCGTGATGGACATTGGGTTTGTGGTGAGTTATAGGCTCATCCACTCACTCCGACTGACTTTCGTCGCACTTGGCCGCGGTTGAGACTCCGGACGGTTCTGTGCGGTTACTCGGTCAGCCTCGGCATCCAGGACCAGACCCATCGAAACGAGCGCACGTAGCGCCGCGTAGGCGTAAACGCGGGCGTCCAGCGCCTCGTGGCGGACGCCCTTCTTAGGCCGCCACTCACGGACGGGCTGGCCCTTACTGTATGTCGTCACCAACGCCTCGCCGAGCAGTTGCTCGAAGTAGGGTTGCTGTCGGTCGGCCGGAAAGTGCGAGTAACCGGGCGTGCCAGGCTGGGCGTTTCGGAGACGGCCCATGATCGTAGCCTTACGCGGAATCGGTGCCGACGATCCAGGGACGTTCGCCGCGGATATTCTCCGCGGTCGGCTTCTTGGGCCACACCGGATGGGGGCCGCCCTGGCCCTTCACCGCGAACACGCGACGGTGATAGCGGGTGCGGCAGAAATCGTACACCGCCTGGGATTCGTAGCCGCTGTCGATGCAGCATGCCGCAATCGGCAGGATGATGCCGTTCTCGTGACGACGTTGGCGCTGGAGATACTCGTCCAACTCAGCCCATAGCGCCGCCCCCGTGGGGTCGCCTGGAAACACACGGTACTCGATGCTCCAGGATTCCTCGCCGCGGCCCCATCCAACCAGTTCCAACTCGAGGCGATCCACCTGCACGTCCACTCCGCACGTTAGGACAGCAGCACCGGCCGACACGGACGGAGAATAATGCTCGCGGCGGGCCAGTAATTCCGAGATGTCTACTGTGGTCTGGGCCTCATCATCCCAGGGCTCCGCGAGCACGGTATTGACAAACTCCCGCAGGGTCTCGGGCGACCTCTGATCCGAGGTGAACTTCTGCGCAATTGAACGGAAGTTCCTCCAGGGCGAATACAGGCTGCTGATCCAGAAACCGGCAATCCCGCTGGAAGGCCTCGCGGCGCGCCACTCGCCGTGGTTCAGCATCCAGGACTTCTGGTGGTCGCCGATCATCTGGCCGCAGTGCTCGCAACGGTACTGCGCCTTGTCCGGTTCGCCTTCCGGCCATACGACATTGGCCCAGCGCAGCACTTGATGCGTATCGCAGTGCGGACATGGCACCCAGTACATCTGCTGATTCGATTCGAGCCAGGCGGCCTCGATCCTCGACGCGCCCTTGATTGTGGGCGTCGAGCACAGGACGATTTTCCGGTTCCAGAAGTTCGCGGTCCGCGTGATGGCAAGATTCACGGGGTCACCTTCGCTACCGGCGCTGGCCGGGTAGCGATCCACCTCGTCCAACAGGCAATACCGGATGCTGCGCATGGCCAGTCCGGCCGGCGAGCTGGCCGCCGACATGGTGATGCTCCCGCCGGTGAACTTCTTGTGAAGGATCGTGTTGTTGGAGTCGCGACTCCGCGCGTCGGCGACCTTGCCGCGCAGCGTGGCGCCGTCCCGCAGCATGGGCGCCAAGCGGTCTTTGGAGAACGCCTCGCAGTCGGTCTCGCGCGGCTGAACCAGCAGGACCGGGCCGGGATCGAGGTCGATGATGTAGCCGATGAAGTTCTCCAGGATGCTGGTCTTGCCCAACTGCGCCCCGCTCATCAGTACGACCTGCTCGCACGGGTGGCTCGGGCTCAACGCGTCCATGATGGCGCGCTGGTATGGAGCGCGATCGGTGCGCCACTCGCCGCGCTCAGCTGCGGATTCAGAGCTCAGGCGGCGGTTGTCGTCGGCCCACTGCGAAACGGTGATGTCCGGCGGCGGCAGAACAACGTCTGCCACAAGCATCTGGATCTCTTCAACGAGCATATTGGATGTCCGAGTGGACCGCCTTCAGCAAGGCATGCATCTCGCGCTTCAGCGCATCCCGAGTCTGGCGCTCGTCACTGAGGGCGGTAAGTTCGGGCGCCAGTTTATCGGGTACGGCCAAGACGCGTTCCTTCAACACGACCAGGATTGCTGCCCACCTCTCCGTCACGATGGCCGCCTCGATCAACTTCCCCTGGCGGGTCTCGAATTCCAGGCGGCGAGTTTCGCCCGGAACACCATGTCGGCAAGTTTGGCTTGGGCGTAGCTGGTGGGCGGCTGCTGTCCCTCGGGTGCGGATCTATCGACCGGCTTGTCGTCGAGCACCGCATCGGATGCGGCGACGTCCACCAGGCGCCCGCGCATCACCAGAATTCCGGCCTTGTAGAGCTTGCCAATGTACTGCGGGCTCTTGTTCCGGTGCCGCGCGTACTCGGCCTGAGTCATCAGGATGGGCTTTTCGTTCAT